AGGAAGAGAGCTGCTTCAGGAACAGTTCAAAATTATCTGACCCGCCTTTGTTAAGGCCAAGCCTGGATTCTGTCATATCAGACATTTGAATCTCCAAAAGTTATAGGGACAACAAAAACAAATCGTGTTCAGACGATAGGCTCGTGTCACACTTCTGTCTGACTGGTTATCCGCCGCAACGGGCCACGCTTACAGTGTTTGGAGTTCCTTCGACATTGACGCGATAAATAGGATCACCCTTCGTACTTACCCCTGGTAAGGAGTTTGAGGAAGGGTTTCTTGAACACCACACCAGCTCCAAAGCTGGCTGCGGAAAGGATTACCATGAACCACACGGTTCCAAGGAATCCAGAAAACGATGCGAGAGTAGTCATTTTGACTTCTTCTCCGTAAGAATTTGAACAACCACGCGGTAAGCCCACGCGGCTGAAATCATGCCGCTCAACACGACAACTGGGATGAATATCCAATCGTCGTACTTCGCAACCATATAGTTCAGTAAGACCAGGATGACCCCGCCGATCACGGGATACCACCCCTTGGTTCCACGGGTAATAACCAACAGCACCATCCCAGCAAGTAGACACAAGCCGCCCGTTACAGACAGTACCGTTAATGGTTCCGACACAGAAGCATCTTTCATTAACTGTGTGGGGTCTGTGGGTGAAGGGAATTTAGGGAAAGAGGAACACCCTGAGAGTGTCAACAAAAAAAGTGCCAACATCATCCTCATCTTGGCATTTCCTTTGCAATGGACATCATTCTATTTGTAGTCCATTCCCCGTGCTTATCGACCTTGGACATAATCATGTCCATGTCTCGCCGGGTTTCTGTTTGGTCTCTGTTTTGAAGGTCTCTAATCCCTTCAATCTGCCTTTCCAAAGAAGAAACCTTATGGCTGATCTTCCAGACAAACCCAATAAGGGCTAATAAAGCACTACCGACAAGCGTCATTGCAATGTCGAGTAGATGACTGCTTAACTCTTCCATCTCCCTTTCCCCCCGGAAAGTTTTTATTGAGCCAGTTGGGACACTGACAAACGATTCTTCACTTCCTGGCGGAATGCGGGATCTTGTCGATACTTCGGGTTTTGCATGTCCGCAGAGACCTGCTGCCAGCTTTGGTATCCCTCGGCTCCCCCAGTCGATGCAGCAGACCCGCGAGATAAAGAGGGTGACGTTCCTTCCGATGCTGTGTATTGGGCGTGGAGTCCCTTGGCAACCATTCGAGCGGTGTCCATGTCGTTCGAGGCAATCGCGGTGTCATACGCCTGGATGTCCGCCTCTGACAACGAGTCCTTCGCCCATGAAAGCATGGCTTCGTAAGTCTCTTGTCCGCCCACCTCGCTGTAAATAGATTGGCGGGCCTGCTCTACCAAGGCTTTCTGCCCTTCCACATATGCACGAGCGATGTCCTGGGGGATGTTGAACTCAGATTCAATCCGACCCAAGGATTCTTCCGACAGATCGCCCGTTTCATAGAACTCATTCGAGAACTCTTCCATTGCTTCCGTAGAGATCCCAGAGGATTCGGCGGCTTCGGATTCTTCGGATTCTTCGTACTCATACTCGTACTCCGAATCCTCCTCTTCACTTGGTGAGTCACTCATCTTGGACTCAAGCTCGCCGTAAGCCTTCGCCATCGCTTCCGCAGATTCAAACTTTTCAGGCAACCACTCAGGGCGATCAACGGCATCTTCTACCGAATCTTCCTTGGGTGCATCCGGTCCAGAAACTCCTGTTTCCATTTGAATTCGCTCTGCCATGTATCAGTTTCCTTGTTGTTGTTGTTCAATTTGTTGAACCTCTCGGAATTGCTTATCTGCAATATCCAAGGCTTGAGGTCCAAACTGCTGAATAGCCTGCTGTTGTTGTGCTTGCTGCATCTCAGCGGCCAGTTCTTCTTCAGTCTTGATAAGACCCTGGAGATCAATCCCCAGAGCAGTGGCTCGACGCTTGATGTACTCTCGCATGTTCACAAACTGGCCGATGATCTCCGGACCCACCGTTTGCGCCATGCCCTGCAAGAAAAAGTCCAACCGTTGAAGGTCGTTGCCTCTCGCAAGAGCCTCTACCCCCGTGATGATGGTGGGAGCAATAAACTTCTTCGGCAACTTCGGCATCTTCTTAGACTTCTGAAGCCTGTCCATCATCCGGTTCACCAAAGGTAACTGGAGTTCGGCACTCAGAAGACTAAAGGCTCCGCCAAGCTGCTTCTCAATGGATTGGGAAAGAAGACGAATCTCTTCTGCTGTAACCCTTTCTGCATTCCTTACGGTGGATTCCGTGAGCAGAAAGGCATACGACAGCCGCTCCGTGATTGCGTTAGCCGTCTGGGCAGCAATGTTGAGATCAGCCGACTTTTGACTTTGCAGTACCGACACATCTTGGGCGTTGCCTTCGACAATGGCCCCGTTCGGACTCTTCGCAAGCGTTCGTGCGCGGGTTGTTCCGTTGGGGGCGACGAGGAAGAGGATTTTGCTGGCTGCCGCAGCACCTTCGACAATCGACTGGGTAAGCCCTTCCAGGCTGCGAAGATCACCAAGATACTGTTCGACATACGACCGGCCATAGTCCTCGCCTTCTACTGAGTACATTCTCAGTGGGATAAAGGGCAGTTTTTCAGCGGGGAACGAACCCCGACTTCCAGGAACTTCCACATCCCCGACCGTCTGGTACACCTCGTACTTCTTACTGTCCGTTTTATGGATGCAAGTGTACAGGTCCACCGATTTGTCGGGGTTTACATTCGCCATACCCCCCACATGACCCTGAATTTCTTCAGGAAGGTCACTGGGCTGAATTGATTCTTTCGTCACAATGTGGAGGGGCTTGCCCATTGGGTCTCGACGAACCACATAACGACTCAGGGGGAATACTCGGACCCCACCCTCTTGGGGGAAGTGAATCAGACAATTCCCCCCAACAATCAGATGCTTCAGGATCTCAAACATCGAGACACGAATGTTCTCTGATTCGACCTCCTTCATCACCGCTTTTTCGATATCCGCCAAACTATGTTCGAGTTCCGTCTTGACATCAGGAAACTCCTCAACCTGCCGCAATGCGGCATCATCGAGGACTAAACGGAAAAATGGGGAGTTTGGGGGTAAAAGGCTGAGGAGGAGACTGCTTGCAAGGTTGTTCACGCCCCTTGCACCCGTGCCGTTGTAGGGCGTGGGGAATTTTTGGGAAGCAGAATGGCCTTCATCGGGGATCAAGGTAGGTACGGTCAGCCTGGAACAGTCTCTGGCGCGGTCAAGGAATGAGAACCTATTGGTCTCTAGCTGGGTATAGAGGGCTTTTCCAGATTGGTACATTCGATTCCTATCAGCTCATAATCTGAAGACCAGCGGTTCGCATCCCCGCAGTTCCTCGCCGTCTTTTCGAGGACATACCCCCGGCACGATCCTTTGTCGCCTGCCCAGGAGCCGCAGCTGAGAGTGCGGTCTTAGACGGCGGAGGCGGTGGCGGCGGCGGGGGTTCTGGTGTTGGGATATCGGGGGTAGAAAAGCACATGGATCACTCCAGTAAGTGGTCGTTCTGTTCTTTGAAAAGGGAATACAGGTGGTCAACAACCGACCTTTGGCCCACACAATAAAAGATTTCTCGCTCGGTATCCTCAAGACTTGGCGACACAATCGGAAAGTTCTTATCCAACCACTGCACCAATTCAGTGGAGATTGCCGGTTTTTTCTCTAATAGTCGTTCATTATCGGTGTCGCTCATTCTTTTTAGCCTCCACATACGCAGCAAGAAGACACACATAGTTGATGACATCAATGCAGGTGTCCTTAAAACTCTCATCCGCAACCATGAATTGGCCCGTTTCAGAAAACGTAGACAGCCTGCTCATCTTGTCGGTAAGACGAACCAAGAAACCCTTTTCAGTCGCGCAGATCCCCATTGATTCACAGCGGGTGAAGTTTGAGAACGGGCGGTTGCCATCAGCACCGGCGTAATCAGCATTCTTTCGCTTGGAAAGCTCCAAAGCCTCATCACATAGGAGCTTGTGGAAGTCAAAGTATTCTTCTCGATTCATGGGTTCCAAAGTAAGACCTCTTCTTTCTTTTGGTTGAACTCCTCATACCGTAAAATCCTGGCAACCCTTGCCTGAACAATCGCATCCTCCTCCGTCAATCCCGCCTTTTCATAGGCGGCCACCACCAGACTCCACTCATTTTCGGTAAGGATCTTTTCTGCCGTCTTTGGCCCCACCCCAGGGCAGCCCGAATACCCATCGGTTGAGTCCCCCATCAGCGATTGAATCAGGTGGTTTCGATCCGCCTCCTCTGGGCTGATGTCTTGGACTCCCTCTTCGGGGCGTATTGGACGGTACAACTTCCCAGGGATTGTCATCATGTCCTTGTCTTCGGAAACAATGATGGTCTCTGCCTCCTTATTAGGATCTGTTTGCAAGATCCCCATAACATCATCTGCTTCCAGTGAATCAAACACCGCACATTTGTAGGTGTCCATCACATATCGCTTGAGTTCCCGGTAGACCACCGGCTTTCTTTTTCCTTTGCGATTAGCTTTGTAGCTCGGAAGGACATCTTTCCGCCAGTTCTTGTGTCCCGTCAAAGTGAGGACTACATCGGTCGCAGACAGAAGCTCTTTAATGTTTGCGATCCAAACATCCACCCGCTCCTTTGCCTCTTGTGCATCCCCGTGGAGAGTCCACCAATCGTCCCCCCAATCAAACTCCATCTCGACTGCCGCAGCCTCGCCGTACAGAAGGATGTCTCCATCAATCAACAGTGTTCGCTTTGAATCCATGCGGTCTCCCTGGACATCCTGTCCGTGGTGTAATCAATTCGTTTTTTTGATTTTAACAACAGCTCCAGTTTTTGTCTTCGTACAGATTTCCGAGGATACAAAGGTATCTCGGCAAGAATATCCGCTTGAGGTTTCTTCTCTCTCAGGTATGGCAGCACAAGTTGCAAACAGTTCCTCGCATTCTCCCCCGTGGCGTACCACTCATACGCAGTACGTTGTGAGGGTCCGGTGGTTTTTGTGCGAATCGTCCCGCCAAACAACCCCTGCAAAAACATGAGGGTGTACGGGTAGGTGTTTGTGACGCTGACCGTAGCACTTCGATTAAACCGAAAGCACCCCTCGGCATCGAGGTATCCTGCCGCATAAACCAAGTCAATGAGTCTCTGCCCAGTTGGCACCCACTCGAAATTCAGCGTCCAATGGGCATCGCAATTCAAGGAGCTTCCCAGCAGTAACGATGGACCTACAAGCGGCCTTCCCCAATTCATTTGCGACCTCCTCTGGACATGACAGCTGCACTTCATCGTGGATGTGTGCGACCTGTACGGCCTGGTCAAACAGCAACCGTCCTTTGTTGATGTGTCGCATCTCGACCGCGAGTGCAACCGTTGCCGTTTTCATAACCACAGCTCCGGCACTCTGGAGCAGAAGGTTCAACGCGGAGTGCTTGGATCTGACCGGGAGCTTCCTGCCATCCAGCCCGGTGAGATACCCCTTGGTATCCACCGCGTGATCCACCGCACTCTTCAGCTTCTTGAACGCGGGCATTCCATCCATAAACTTTTTCCGAATGGCCTTGCCCTCCTTGATGCCGCCCCCGACAAGACCCCCAAGGTTTTGATCCCCGCTTCCGTAGATAAGAGCGTAGATAAATGTTTTCGCAGCGGCCCTGGTCGGCAACCCTGCTGCCTCTTGATTCGCGGTGTGGGGGTCGCCTTCTGTTACCAGCTTGACATACTTCCCACCATCAGCGAAGGCCAGATAATGTGCAAGCATTCGCAGTTCCAGACCAGACGCATCACAACCAACAAGTACATGGTTAGGATTGGGCAGGAACAATGATCTACATTCCTTACCAAACCAAGAATCAGTCGAAGGAACCTGGCTTACGTTGGGGCGAGCGTGGGTGCATCGGCCAGAAACCGTGCCGTTCGTGTTGACAGTTCCATGAATCCAACCATTCGTTTGGTTTTTGAGCCACGCCTCTTTACCATCGGCCAGTTGCCCAAGCCGCTTGGTGATGGTCAAGTATCGCATCAACACCCGTGCTTCTTTATACTCAAGGGCGTTCAAGATACTCTCATCAATTTGAGGCTTACCCTCCCCCGTAAACTTCTCAGGCTTCCAGCCGTACTTCTTCATGAGCTGCTGGGCAATCTGATCCCGAGACCCTGGGTTGAAAGGGATTCGCTTCACCCGAAGCGGGCCTTTGCGAATGTCTGAATCCTTGTGCTTGTCTTTCTTGGCGGCCCCCTTGGTGGGGTATTGCTTGTCGCCTGCCAACCAATACTGTGGAGTCTTCATCGGAACTTCAGCGGCGGGGAAAATTTCCTGAAGGTCTCGCTCAAGCTGTGCCTTATTATCCAACAGAGTTGCATGAAGATCCTTCGCTTTCTCGGTGTCAAAGCGAAACCCGTTGATCTCCTGAAGGCGGATGATCTCTGCAAAGTCATGTTCAAGGATGACTGAAAGCTCTGCGGGTTCCTCTCGCTGGATCGCTTCCCAAAGCCGGAGAGTTACCAAGGTGTCTTGGACACAGTAATCCTCCATCTCCTGGGTCCACACCGACCAATCCGTCGTTTCTCCATACTCCCCCTTGAACTCCCCAAGGCGTTCCCCCCAGGCTTTGAGACTGTGAGAGCCGATCAATACCTTCGGGAATCCAGGCAATTTGAAATCGTCATTCCGGGTGTCCGGCCACGCCAACTGAGCCATCAGTTTGGTC